GTAAAATTTCCATGGCGATGGGTGAACTATCAGGAGCAGAGGTACCGAAAACTTCGGCATACCTAAAAGGAGATGAACTGTCAACAGATAGTGGACCATTACTGTCGGTGTTTGCGTTACAGGAAATTATGATGAAGGTGCGGCAAGCGCAAAGTGATTATGTAGCGGCTGCGCGTGATGTAGACATGAGTGTGCCAGATGTGACTAAAATAGTGGATGGGATCAAAGCACTATCAGAAGTAAAGTTATATGAGATCGTGAAGAAACCACCAACATCTTATCGGCATGTTGTGATGCAATCTAAAGATAAATTTTTGCGAATCGATACGTACTACGAGCGCATGTCTGAAGTTGGCGATGCGACGGATGAAGAGAAACCAGAATTATTCTATCAAACGATAATTAAGAAGGTGCGACATTTATGTAAAGAGGGCAGCTTTATATTACATGACATACCGACTCATGACCATCGTGGATTGGAGGTGGCGGATGCTGAGATACTTGGAGTCGATTTCAAGAATATATTACCGATGCTAACTGCCGAACATAGAGCTATGATGCAAAATTTGCTTGATGGAGCAGTGATTGAAAATGGTAATGTAGCTACAAGGGATGTCGACATTTATCAAGGTGCGTGTTCCGAACCGGTGTATCGAATCTACAATAGATTACAAGCATACATAGCAGGTGTGCAGGGAGATGATTTGCGACGTGCAATAGAGTGGTTAACAAGATTAGGGAGGAGGAAGAGAATCACGTTCTCGCAGGAATATTTAACAGATTTCCGTCGCGGTGATACAATTTGGATATTGGCGCTGCAGCTCCCGATCAATCCAATGGTTATTTGGGATGTACCTCGAAGCGGAATCGCAAATTTAATTATGAATATAGCGACGTGTGCCCCTACTGGAGAATACATATCACCGAACCCTAGAATTTCAGCGATCACGCTAACTCAACGTATAACGACGACAGGGCCATTTGCAATTTTAACAGGTGCTACGCCGACAGCTCAGCAGTTGAATGACGTAAGGAAGATCTATCTAGCTCTAATGTTTCCAGGACAGATTATTTTAGATATTAAAGTTGATGCTTCGGAAAGAATGGATCCGACTGTGAGGATGGTTGCAGGAGTGGTTGGACATCTAATGTTTACAGCTGGAAGAAATTTCACAAATATAACGCAGCACATGGCTAGGCAATTAGATATGGCGTTACAAGATTTCTTACTCTACATGCACACGGCACGGGTTCCAGTAAATTATGGGCCGACTGGTGAGCCGTTAGATTTCCAGATTGGCAGAAATAGGTATGATTGTAATGTGTTCCGTGCAAACTTTCAGACAGGCACCGGGTATAATGGGTGGGCAGTGGCGGATGTGGAGGTCCGCGAACAAGGTGCGTATGATCACGTGCAGCGATTTCTTCGATACTGTAACATTGACTCACGTGAACTGATAAACCCAACTACCTTCGGAATAGGGATGCAATACCATGTTTATAACCAGATGACATTAATGTTGGTTGCAGCAGGAAAAGATGCGGAGGCTGCCTATCTAAGGCAAATGTTACCATTTCACATGGTGAGGTTTGGGAGGATCAACCAAATAATAAACGAAGACTTACACTCAGCGTTTTCATTGCCAGACGACCAATTTCAAGCATTGCTTCCAAACATGCTGCAAGGAATTCATGATGATTTCGATCCAATCGTACTAGATATCAGCTGGATTTCGATTTGGTTCGCGTTTAATAGATGTTTCGAACCAACAAAGAGAAATGAGTTGTTGGAGGTGGCGCCATTGATTGAATCTGTCTATGCGTCTGAGTTATCCGTAATGAAAGTGGATATGCAGCATATGGCTTTATTACAGCGGCGTGCACCGGATACTTTGATTAAGGCACGACCTACTCACTTTTGGAAAGCAGTGTTAGATGTGTCGCCCGAGCCAGTAAAGGAGCTAATGGACTTATCGCACGCTCACCACTTTATCAATCTGCGAGATATGATGCGATGGATGAACTTACCGGCGCTACAAGATTCGCTCAAGCTTGTTCTGGAACGCGAAGCGTGGGCAGTGGCTGCGGATATGGAAGAGTTGATGTTAGTCGATCAAGTTTATATGCATAGAGATGCACTGCCAGAGCCACGATTGGATGATATAGAGCGTTTCAGACAGGAGGGATACTATTATACAAATATGCTCGATGCGCCACCGCATATCCACCGTGTTGTACAATACACATATGAGATCGCGAGACTGCAAGCAAATATGGGGCAGTTTCGCTCAGCGCTACGTAGAATTATGGATGATGGTGATTGGGTTCGGTTTGGGGGCGTATTACGCACAGTTCGAGTGAAATTCTATGACGCTCGGCCACCGGAAGAAATACTGCATAAGTTGCCTTTTGATTACACAACGAATGATAAGGGAGGGCTTGCATACGCAACGATTAAGTATGCAACCGAAGCAGTTGCTTATTATTTAATCTACAACGTGGAATTTTCAAACATGCCAGATTCACTTGTCCTGATTAACCCGACTTACACAATGACAAAAGTTTTCCTGAACAAGCGTGTCGTTGAAAAAGTAACCGTAGGTCAGGTGTTTACGCTTTTAAATAAGAGATTTATTGCATACAAGGGTAAGATGCGTATTATGGATATTACCCAAGCGCTCAAGATGGGCACCAAGCTGGCGGTGCCGACTCAGTAAGTGGGCCTACGACCACCCATGATCTGACCGACTGCAACGGAAACAAACTTAC